TCCAACACAAAGGATAAAGGATGAACGAAGAAAACTTATTTGCACAAGCATTTAACGATGAGCCTGTTACTGACGCGCAAGCCTCGGAACAACAAGACCAGTCAAATCATGAGCAAGTACCAGATGCGGAATCTGTAGAGAGCGCAGATGTTGCAGGTTATGAGCAGTCAACAGAAACGCCAGCAGAATCAAAGCACTGGATTGATTCGTTACCACCAGAAGCACGCGCTGAGTTAGACCCGATTCTTCATGACTACAAATCGAATCATGGACGCATTCAGGGATTAACTCGCAAAGCGCAAGAACAGGAAGAGCGCATCAAGGAATTAATGGCGCAACTGGAAGCAAAGGCTACTCAGCCAGTGCCAACAGAAGCCCCAAACAATACGCCTGATGATGATCCTGTAAACAACTTAAAAGAGATGTTCCCAGAACTGGGGAACGCTTTGGAAGTTGCAATGAAGCGTGAGCGCGAGCGTTTAGAGGCTGAATTTACACAGCGTTTAACGCCACTGGAACAGCAACGTCAACAGATGATGCAACGCGAAGCCGCCTTGCAGACTCAAAGCAGATTGCAAGAAGTGGCGCAGGTTCACCCAGATTGGCAGGCAGTAGTTACAAGCCCTGTCTTTTCGCAATGGGTAGATAACCAGCCAGACGCAGTGAAACAAATCTTAGCTGATAGCCAAAGCCCACGCGACAACATTTGGCTGCTATCGCAATTCAAACGCGATATGGCAATGGTGCAACAGGCGCAGCGTCAACAGTCTAGCCAGAAAGCAGACCGTTTAGCACAAGCGGCTGGTGTGCGCCAGACAGGACGAGTAGCACAACGGAACGATGACCCCGATGCGCTGTTCTCCTTAGCGTTCAATCAATCTTAGTTTTGACAGCTTAATAGCTAAAGGAAATCATCATGGCTTTTGCAGATTACGGCTCAATTAGCCCTCGTACAGGCGTTTACGCTACAGGTACATTATTAAAACGCGCTGAAAATCAAATCGTGATGCCGCGTTTTTGCCAAGTTCAACCAATGCCTAAGAACAAAAGCGACACGGTAAAGTTCCGTCGTTACTCAGCGTTTGCTGCTGCGACGACACCATTAACCGAAGGCGTTACACCATCAGGAAAGACAATCTCTTTCACTGACTATGTGGCAACACTTAACCAGTATGGTGACTGGGTTCAAATTACCGATAAAATCGCTGATTTACATGAAGACCCAGTGTTAAAAGAAATGATGGCTGTTTGTGGTGAGCAAGCAGGTGAAACCATCGAAAAAATTACTTTTGGTGTAGCTACTGGTGGTACTAACGTATTTTATGCCAATGGCACTGCACGCAATAAAGTAAATACTGTTGTCACACGAGATAAGTTACGCGCTGTGGTTCGTTCTTTGCGTGCTAATGGCGCACGCCCTATTGGTGAAATTTTGGGTGCGTCTGACAAAATCGGTACGCAGCCAGTTGGCGAAGCATTCTTCGCTTTTGGTCATACAGACTTAGATAGCGATATTCGTAATATTGATGGGTTTGTTCCTATTGAGGAGTATGGAAACGCTACTAAAGCCTTACCTTATGAAGTCGGCAAGGTGGAAAATATCCGCTTTATTTTGACACGTCACTTCCACTCTATTCCTGACGCTGGTGATTCTACTTCGACAATGGTATCAACAAGCGGTTCGAACGCTGACGTTTATCAGTTGGTTGTTTTGGCTAAAGATGCTTTAGGTTCGGTTGCTTTGAAAGGCGAGGACGCTGTTCATCCAATGGTACTTAACCCTAATACACCACGTGGTGGCGATCCTATGGGTCAATTGGGTTCTGTAGCTTGGAAAACTTGGTTCGCTGCTGTGCGTCTTAACGAAGCATGGTTAGCGCGTATCGAGTGCGCGGTTACAAAGCTATAACCTAGCTTGACTGGCAGGGCTTAATCGCCCTGTCTTTCAACATTGACTGGTTCGGTTAATGTTCAAAGGCAACCACATAAAGGATAAATTCATGAGTGATTTAGAAACAACAATGACAGAGCAAGCACCTGAAACAACAATGACAGTGCAAGCACCTAAGCGCAAAGCCAAAACAGATGCACCTGTACAAGAAACAGATACACCTGTACAAGAAACTGTAACGATTATGATTGCATCAACGGAGCGTGATTCTTCTGATGTGTTTGTCGCGGTCAATGGGCATAATTTCATGATTCAACGCGACCAAGAAGTGACAGTTCCGAAGTACATTTATGACTTGTTGAAGTCTGCTAAAGAAACGGTTTACAAGCAATCTAAAGATCGAGCAACAGGTGAAGTAACAACAAAAGTTATCGAAGTATCTAGCTATCCTATTACCTTGGTTTAAGGTTGTAAGACATGAACTACTTGCAACTTTGCCAGCGCGTGCATCAAGAAGCTGGTTTATCTGGTAGCGGTGCCGCTTCTGTCAAAGGGCAAGTAGGCATGGATAAAAAGATTGTTGATTGGGTGCAAACAGCGTACCAAGAAATCATCAATCTAAAGCCTTGGGATTTTACTTGGCAAACGGTTGATGTTGTTGTTCCAGTTGGTACACAAACGATTGATAAAGTAGCCTATGGATTAAACGACTTAGGTTTTTTATCTCGCATATTAGTTAGTGGTAAACCATTGATTTACACTGACTGGAAGCAGAGCGACGCTACTTATTTCAATCAACCACAAGGCACAGTTGCTTATTTTGCTGTTTTGCCAAACGGCAATATCAAGCTTTATCCTTCGCCTGATGCTGCAACAACGGTAACGATTGAATATCACCGAAGCAAGCATGTCCTACTTGAAAATTCAGACGTTCCGCTTATCCCTGATAACTTCCACATGGTTATCGTTTACAAAGCACTATCAATGTATGCTGCTAATGATGAAGCGGTTGCTTTATTTCAAGATGCTATACGTCAATATGATTCATGGATGAGCCGAATGGATATGTCTCAACGCGAGCAACCAAAAATTGGAATATCTCCAATTGATGCAAATTACATTAATGCTTCTACTCGTTGGGGACAGCCGTGGGTTCTTTGGTAAGTTACACGCCTTTACGCGGTGGTTTAGATTATATTCAATCACCCATTGCTGTTAAGGAAGGCAGGGCTTCTGTCATGCTTAACTATGAATTAGTTTATGGCAGAAATGGCTATAAGCGTGTTGATGGTTATGAGCGGTTTGATGGTCGCCCACTAGCATCAACAGCTAAGTATTTTCGTGTGCCAGTATCAATCAAGACGACACCAGTAAAAGGAGATTCTGTTGTTCTTGGCACTGTGTCTGCACTTGTTGTCGAGTATGTGTCTAATGAATTGGTTGTTTGTTATGCTAGCGGTGTAATTCCGTCAATAGGTAATGTTGTTGTAAACGGTAATACTGTTGGCACGATTACTGGTGTTTCAAGAAAAGGTTCTATTGATGATGATAAGTTCTATGAAAGACGTGAGTTAGCTCATGATGTTATTCGTGCATTGACTAAATCCGTTACTGGTTCTGGTGTAATTCTAGGTGTGGCTATTCTTGGTGATAAAGTAATCGCGGTTCGTAATGAAGCTGATGGGAAAACTGCTGCTATTTATGAGTCATCATCTGCTGGATGGGTTAAGAAGCAAGGCGGATTACTGCCTAATGGTGTATGGCGTTTTTCTCGTCATAATTTCTTAGGAACGTCTCGCTCAATGGCTTTGTATTGCGTCGATGGTCGCAATAACTTAATCCAATACTACAACGGAATAGTAACACAAGCCGACCCTATATTTAGTTCTCAAGCAACAAGTACAACTAGCATAACGCCATCGTTAGGAAGCGCAACATTAACTTTAGCTCAAAGTACTGCACGATCATTTAAAGTTGGTGATAGGCTTATTGCCTACTCGAAAGCAAACGCAGCTATCTACATTAAAGGCGCAATTACTGCCATGACAACGGGAGCGGAATTTACTGTGACAATCAATGTTGATGAGATTGGTACAGCTACTGCTCCTGCTACTGATTGGCAGATTGGTTATGAGGATTTCAGGGATAAGCCTTATATTGTTGCAGCACATAAAGACCACTTGTTTCTTGGTTATCAAAATGGTCAATTGCAGCATTCAGACATTGGCGAGCCAATGAAATATGGCGTTGATGGTACTGCTGGCTTGTTCGGTGTTGGTGATGAAATATCAGGATTAGTATCGCTCAAGGGTGGCGTGCTAGGTGTTATTTGTCGCAACAAGATTTACACATTGTATGGCTCAACGACTCTTGACTGGCAGCTTAATTTGTTTAGCCCTTCTTCTGGTGCGATGATTGATACAATTGGAGAAACAGTTGGTGATGCCATTATGTTTGACTATATTGGCATTACAACGCTTACTGCTGTTAATTCATTTGGTGACTTCCAAGCAAGCGTTATATCACGCAATATTAAGCCACTGCTAGATGCTTCTAGTCCTAGTTTTGCGATTATTTCAAAATCAAAAAGCCAATATCGTTTATTTACAGGCGGTGGTTCAGGCGTAACGGCAACCATGCTGGGCATGGGGAAGGATGGCATGGAAATTGGCTTTAGTCAGTTTGATTATGCGCACGACTTTACTTGCGGAACTTCTGGTGAGATTAACGGTGAAGAATGGCTGTTATGTGGAACCACTGATGGTTATGTAATGCGCTTAGATTCGGGAAACTCATTTGATGGTCAAAATGTTTTATCAATATTAAAAACGCATTATCAAAACTATAAATCATTTTCGCAGAAAAAGCGATTCAAAAAAATTACACTTGAATTAGATGCTCCAGAGCCTGTTGTTATTAAAACAAAGCAGTTGTTTGATGGTATGTCTAGCGAATATGAATCTGGAATTTATAGCAATATCGCCACGCTTAATAAGGGTGGTATTTGGGACTCAAATAATATTAATGAATTTTTATGGTCTCAGCCAGCATTAGGCGGTGTTGAGTTTTACATTAGTGGTGTTGGGCGTGATATGTCGTGTTTATTTGTGACAGAAGGCAAAGAAGCAGCGCATTTCTTCCAAGGATTTGTAACACACTATGCAGCATTAGGGGTTAAGCGATGAGTAATCAGTATTTCGATAGCGCAAATAATCCTAACAGATTAGTTCCTTATGAAGTTGCACGTTCTGAAGATATTAACGCAACGCTTGATCTTGTTGAGACTGGTTTTGAGTTTGTTAGCAATGATGTCAAGCGATCATTGAAATTACCTGTAGGGACAACAACAGACCAATTGATTGCGCTTACGGCTGCGGCTAGAGCAAACAACTTAGTTGCTTTTGATTCTAGCGGTAACATTATTGCTGTTGGTGGTGATGCGGCTACTCGTGGTGGTCATGTTCTTGGATGGGATGCGGCTGGTGGGTATAAACTATACGATTATGCTAATGATATTACAGCACCAGTAAACGCAGCAGCAGCAAGCGCAACAGCATCAGCTAATAGTGCTGCATCGTCTGCAACTCAAGCAACAAATTCAGCTAATAGCGCATCGCAAGCAGCAGCAAGCGCAACAGCATCAGCTAATAGTGCTGCATCGTCTGCAACTCAAGCAACAAATTCAGCTAATAGCGCATCGCAAGCAGCAGCAAGCGCAACCAATTCCGCAAATTCTGCAACAATAGCAACAACACAAGCAACCAGTGCTAATACAAGTGCTATCAATGCGGCAGCAAGCGCAGCCACGTCAGCAGCACAAGTAGCATTGGCAACAACTCAAGCTAATAACGCTGCAACGTCAGCAACAAGTGCGGACAATAGCGCAATCGCATCAGCGGAAAGTGCTACGGCTTCTGCTAATTCAGCAACAGCATCAGCTAATAGTGCAACAACAGCAACAACACAAGCAACTAATGCAAGCAATAGCGCAATCGCATCAGCTACCAGCGCACAGCTTGCTAGTGATTGGGCGCAAAAGACAAGTGGAACAGTTGATGGTTCTGGTTACTCGTCTAAGTATTGGGCAGAACAAGCAGCAACAATCGTTACGGATGGCGTGATTGATGATGCAAATACAAGTACGTTAAAAACGTGGTCAAGTAGTAAAGTTTCTACAGCTATTACTGACCTTCAAACACAAGTAACACAGGTTAATAACTCATTATCATCATTAAACGCCCTGATTTACGCAGGATTATAAGGAGCATTAAATGTCATACACAGACTTAACCGCGATGCGGAACGACTTTTTAGCTAAAACACAAACTAAACTATTGGCTAAAGACTTTTCAACAGCAGTAGATACTGACTTAATTATCTCTGGTGCATTGGTTCGTGCTTTTGATAGTGTGAACAACTTCGACCCTATTAGTCCAACCGCTGTATCCATGCTCGGAAGTGTCGGTGACTTAAACGTTTACCTAGCAGACCCTAGCAACCGTGATGCGTTCGAGCAAATATTAGCAGATAGTAAAGCGATGACTGCTGTAATTGCAAGTTCAACAGCGATGACTGCTGTAATTGCAAGTTCAACAGCGATGACTGCAGTAGCGGCAAGCTCAACAGCGATGACTGCTGTAATTGCAAGTTCAACAGCGATGACTGCGGTAGCGGCAAGCTCAACTGCGATGACTGCTGTAATTGCAAGTTCAACA